AATAAAGGAAATATGAAAAATGAAAAGTACATATTTGTATTCAAATCAATTACAATTATTGGGCGATCCAAAAATAATAGGATTTGGTAATGATAGTTTTTATATCAAAGAAATAAGCAGGGATTATGCTAATTCTATTATTAAAAAAAATCATTATAGTAAAAAAGTATATGCAGGAAGTTATATTCATTTAGGTTTATTTGTAAATAGTCAAGTTAAAGGTGTTTTGCAGTATGGTTATGCTATGAATCCTGCAAGTTGTGATAAAGTAGTTGCTAAAACTGGTAAAGATCAATATTTAGAGTTAAACAGGATGTGGTTAGAAGATAATATAGGGGAATATCCTGAAAGCAGAGCAATAAGTTATAGTTGTAAATTTATTAGGAAAGAATATCCAAAAATAAAATGGATTCAATCTTTTGCAGATGAAAGGTGTGGTGGTTATGGTGTTGTTTATCAGGCTTGTTCTTTTAAATATTATGGTGAACATACAAGTACATTCTGGGAATTAGATGGTGAGGTGTATCACAATATACAAATGACATTATCTAAAAAAGATCATAGATATAATAAAACAGTACACCATTTACAACAAAATAAGGATAAGGCGAAAAAAATGATATTAAGGCAATTTAGATATATAAAATTTTTTAAAGAAAGGTATAGTAAGCATTGTTTATTAAATCAAGAGCCATATCCAAAAAGGAAAAATATTTAATCTATAAACAATTTATTTTAATAATACAAGTTATTTATTATAAATTAACTCCCAAAATTATGGGAAAATATGGATCATAAAATAATAAGCAAAGATATTGATAGTTTAATCTTTGCAGAATACAATCCAAGACAACTTACCAAAGATCAATACAAGCACCTGAAAGATTCAATAGATAGATTTGGGCTTGTTGATCCAATTATAGTCAATAAAAACAAAGATAGAAAGAATATTATAGTAGGTGGACACCAGAGGGTAAAGGTGGCTAAGGATATGAATATTAAAGAAGTTCCTGTGCTTGAAGTAGATTTAACTTATGACAGGGAAAGAGAATTAAATGTTAGGTTAAATGCTAATACAGGTGAATGGGATACTGATATACTTGCTAATATGTTTGAATTAGATGAATTGCAAGATTGGGGCTTTGATGATATTGATTTAAAAATAGATGATGTTAAATTAGATGAAGAAGAAAAACCTAAAAAGGATAAGATGATAGAGTGTCCTGAATGCACTTTTAAATTCTATAAATAATATGGCAAGACCTAAAAAATATAACATAGATACAGAACAAGTAGAAAAGTTAGCAGGATTAGGATGTACTAATGTTGAAATAGCTTCCTTTTTTGGTTGTTCTCCTGATTTAATTGAAAAGAGTTATTCGGAATATCTTGTAAAAGGCAGAGAAAAGGGAAAAATTAGATTAAGGCAGTTGCAGATGAGGGCAGCAGAGAAGGGTAATGTTGCTATGTTAATCTGGCTTGGTAAACAGATGCTTGGTCAAACAGATAAGCAAGAGATAACAACTACTGATTTACCTGAAGGATTTAGTGTTGAACTCCTTTAAACTATTTCAACATCAATTAGACTTCTTGATGTGTAAAGATAAATATCCTTTTTTGATAGGTGGATATGGTTCAGGAAAGACTTATGGCTTTTGTTTATTTGCATTAAATCAATGTGCTAAAAATGCAGGTAAAACAATATTACTTGCAGAACCTACTTATCCTATGATAAGAGATGTGTTACAGCCTACCTTTGAAGAAGTATTAAAACAAGCAGGTTTTGATTATGATTATAGTGCTACTGCTACTAAATACAGGGTATATTGGAAACAAGGGTGGTGTGATGTTATTATGAGGAGTTGTGAATCGGCAGAAAGATGGAAGGGGTTAAATTTGGCTGCAGGTGGTATAGATGAAGCAGATCAGTTGAGGGATGATAAGGTCTGGAAAATTCTTCTGAGCAGGTTAAGAGATGGTAATACACTTACAGCATTTGGTAGTGGAACACCAGAGGGCTTTAAGTTTGTTTATAAGTATTGGGGTGATAATCCTAAAGATGGTTATAAACTAATCAGGGGTAAAACAGAAGATAATACAATGCTACCTGAAGAATTTATTAATAGTTTAAAAGATAACTATGATGAAAATCTATTAAAGGCTTACCTGAATGGTGAGTTTGTAAACCTACAACAAGGTGCAACATACTATCAATTTACAAGGGAGAACAATGTCAAAGAAGTTAAGTACAATCCAAGCCTACCGATTAAAATATCAATGGACTTCAACGTCAGCCCAATGGCAGCATCAGTTTTCCAAACCTATCAGCAATCTCCAAAAGTCAGGGTATTCGATGAAGTTGAATTACATCATGGTGGGGGAGAAGAAATCTTAACTGAAAGAATGGTGCAAGAAATAAAAGCAAAATATCCTAATAGGGAATATGTTGCATATCCTGATCCTGCTAATCAAAGGCATACATCTGCATTACATACTGACCATGATATATTAAGACAGGGTGGTTTTAAGGTTAAGGTAAAGACTAAAGCACCAAGAATAGTAGATAGTGTTAATGCTGTTAATAAACTATGTGAAAAAGATTTAATTATTGATCCAAGATGCAAGGGATTAATAACAGATTTAGAGCAAACTGTCAATAAGGAAGGTACAAGGGAAATTGACAAAAGTAATAAAGATCGCACTCACTTTTCTGATGGGTTGCGATATGCAATAGACTTTGAATATCCAATTATTAAACCATTAACAGGGAGTATTAATAGATGATACCATCAACAGCACAGTTAGCAGTAGAAAATAGTAAAATAGCATATCAGGATGCAGAAAAGAAAAGATGGCTAAAATCAAGAGATAAGGCTTATGATTATTATAAAGGCAGAACTGAATCATATACTAAGGGCTACTTTTCTAATAGTCTGGTAGCACAAATACCATGCCCTAATGTCAATATAACTAAAAGAATTATTGATAGAATTAGTATGGTTTATATGACCAATCCTGTCAGGGAATATTCAAATGAAGCAACACCTGATTTCTTTCATCATAAAGATTTTAAGATGCAAAGGGCAGAATCATTATGCAATTTGTTAGAAGTTATATTAATTAAACCAACTTGGAGAGGGGAGAAAATAGAATATGACATCATCAGAGATTGGGAGTGGATGTTCTTGGATGGGGATGATCCACTTAATCCATCAGCTATTACTTATCCTATTTCTGTTAGGAGTAGTGTCATGGATACTACTGCTGAACTGTATGCTTACTGGGATTCAGATAATCACTTCCTATATGAGAAAGGCACAGGTAAAAAGTTAGTAGCAGAAGATAATCCTGAAATGATTAATCCTTATTCAATGCTACCATTTGTTGAATGTTATTCTAATGGTAAGCCTGAAGCATCACTATTTGATACAGATGCTTCACTTGATTTAATTGCTACTAATGAAGCAGCTAATGTAGCAGAATTTAATAAAAATGCTAACATTATGTTCCAATCATTTGGCTTTGGTTATATTACAGGGAGTAACATAGAAAAAGAGCAGATAGAAATAGGTCAGGATAAGTGGAGTTTCTTAGGGCATGATGGTGTATTAAATATTGCATCACCACCTAATAGTGTTCCTGCACTTACAGATTCAATAGAAAGTTCCTATAAGATGTTAGCACAGAACTATCATCTATCTGTATCATTTGTTGAAGGTAGTAAAGAAAGTTCAGGTATAGCACTTAAAATTAGAAATCAGGAATTGATGGATAACAGGAAATCAGATGTGGAAAGATGGAGACAGATAGAAAAGCAAGTATTTGAAGTTGAAGAAAGAATTATAGCAGTTGAACAAGGTAAAGATGCAGGTCAATTACTTGGTATTGACTATGGTGAATCTATAGATGTATTATCAGACCAAGAACAGAGGGATAAATGGGATTGGGAGATTGCTAATGGCTTAATAGATAGGGTTGATATATTGATGCAAACTGATCCAGATAAGTTTCCTGATAGAGAAACAGCAGAAGATTATCTATTTGAAAGATCAGGAGAGGTTGTAGATGATGATGAACCAGAAGTATCACCATTACTTGAAGCCTTAACTTCACCTGTGTGATGGCAGAATATAGAGGTAAAACAGTAACACTTAATAAGCCAAGAAGGATAGCAAAAGGCTCACCATCTTATGGAAGAAAAAAGTTTGAAGTATTTGTTAAAAACAATAATGATAATATAGTTAGAGTTACATTTGGTGATCCTAATCTAAAGATAAAAAGAAATGTTGATGCAAGAAGGAAGTCATTTAGAGCAAGGCATAAATGTGATAGTAATCCACCTAAAGATAAAACAAAGGCAAGATATTGGTCATGCAGATTTTGGGAAAAGGGCAGATCAGTATCAGACTTATTAGATGGCTGATATAAGTGATAAATTAGATAAGATAGCAGGGGAATTTGCAACTAAGGTAGATTTAGCAAAAGATGAAATTGTTGAATCATTGATGGCTTTTGTTAAAGGCAAAACATCAGAAGAAGCACTTGAAATATTATCTGGAATTAATATAGAAAAAGCCTTAGAGTTTAAACTTGCACCTGCATTTGCATCATTTGAATCAGGTTCATTAGATATACTTAGAAACACATTTACCACAACTACAATATCAGAAGCAACACTACAATTAATATTAAACAATGCTAAAGGAATGGTAGCAGATGAAGTAACAAGGCACTTATCCAAAACTGCTTTACAAAGTGTGATAGATGGTATTGCATCTAAACAAACACCATCACAAGTTATAGCATCATTAAGAAATAAAGTGCCAAATGTAGAAACACTTGTTAATACAGCTTATAGTCAGTTCAGTAATACTATTACTAACATGACATCAGAGAAATTGCCAGATAATACAAAATATATTTACATTGGTGCTTATGATGAAAAAACAAGGGATAGATGTATTCAAAAGATTACAGCAGGTGAATTAACAAGGAAAGAAGTTATAAGTAGATTTGGTGATATGAATAATGAAATATATAATTGTAGACATAAGTGGGAACAGATGAGTGATAGCCCTGAAGATCAGGGATACAATCCAGAGGAGTTTAAACCTGATGCTTAACAGAAAATTCTTTTCAAGTATTGCAAGTAATGTAGTTGCAAGATATAGAAAGCATATTTTTGATCCTGCAGGTGGTGGTAAGAAAGCAAAACAGGTAACAGGTATACCATACCCAAGTACATATTCAGATAAATATTCTATTGCAAAAAAATCTGCTAAATTAAAAAGAAGTGATTCAAAGTTTTCAAAAAGTAATGCACCTGTTCTAACAGGAGATTTATTAAGAGACTTTCAAGGCTTTAATTTAATAAGTGGTGGCTTCAGGTTTGGAACACCAACACAAGGTGGCAAGGTTCAAAATCTTACAAGATTAGGAAGGGTGATAGCAACAGATAAAAACCCACTACCTAAAGAGGTTGATAAATATGTTATGTCTCAAGCAGATAAATATGTTAAAAAAGAATTGAAAAAAATCAAAGGTAAAAAAATAAATATTAAAATATAATATATAATTTATTAAATTAAATCATAACTTAACTCACAAAAGAGGATAATATGTCAGAAGAAAAACAAAGTAATACTCAACAAACTGAAGGAAACAGTGAAACAAATCCAAGCACACAAGCTGATAAAAATGATGTGCCTTATGGCAGATTTCAGGAAGTAAATCAAGCAAAGAATCAGTACAAGTCAGAAAATGAGGGTTTAAGGGCAGAACTTGACAAGCTAAAGATGGCACAGGAGGAAGCAAGGCAAGATGCACTAAAGAAGAACTCTGAATTTGAAACTTTATACAATGAATCTGATTCAATGGCTAAAAAACTTTCTGAACAGAATAAGGCTTTACAAGGTGATTTAAATTCATTCAGGGATGGGCTTGTTAATCAAGTTCCAGAAGAAAGAAGATATATTACAGATGGAATGAGTATTGCTAATTTGCAAAAGTTTGTTTCAGAAGAACAAGTTGTTGCAAATGCAGGTAAAACCGATTCATCAAGGGCAGGTAATACTGCTAAAGGTGATTTTGGTGGGTATAGTTCATGGGCAGAATTTGCTATGAAAGACCCAAAAGGTGCTGAAAAAGCATTAGAATCAGAGACAAGTAATTATATAAAATAACCCTACTTGAAGGCTTACCCAAGCAGTTGATAGAGGGTAAAATTAGAGGTGTACAATGGCAAATACAGATGTCGGTGTTGCAGCAGGTGGATTAGGAAAAACCATAGCAGCAGCAATAGTTCAATTCAATAAAGCAGCAGTAACTCCTGCCACTCTTTCAATGGCAGCAGCAGTTAAAGGCTCAAATGTAGTACAATTCCCTGTTTATGCAAAACTTGGTGTTTCAGATGTAACTAATGAAGCAACAGGTGATGAAGATACAGAAGTAGCAGCAACAAGTATTACAACAGCAGCTACAAGTGTTGAGGTGTTAAGAAATCACATTAATGCAAGAGTAACAGATTTGGCTGCTCATGGTAATGCAGATGCTTTAATGGTAAATGCAGGTCAAGTATTAGGTAATGCAGTAGCAGCAGAATTTGATGCTAATGTGTGTGCTTTATATGATGGTTTTGCAACATCTAAAGGTACTGATGATTCTTTAAGATTCATTGATATTATGGATGCTTTAGCATCATTAGAAACAAATGATGCACCAAGACCATATTCAGCAGTATTACATCCTCAACAAATGTATGGATCATTTGGTTTATCAAATGATTTAGCAATCACTCAAACATCTTCATCAACAGGTGCTTTTGCACATGGTGGTGCAGTTTCAGTTGGTGAGCAATTCTATAATGCAGGTTTTGTAAGTAATATAGCAGGTATTGATTTCTATACTTCACCACAAGTAATAGATGGTGCAACAGGCAGAAAGAAAGGTGCTATTTATTCTAAAACTGCTATAGGTGCAGGTTATATTGATTTTGGTGCAGGTAATTTCATAGAGTTACGCACAGAAAGAAATGAACTTGGTGCTTCAACTAACATTGTGGCTAATGGCTATTGGGCTGTCAGTGAATTAGTTGATTTACATGGTGTTGAAATACATACTGAAATATCATAGTAAATAAATAAATATGAGGGTGGGATTTCGAGGTCTTGCCCTCATATTAAATAACAATGTCAGATAAAAAAGATATAGGTAATTTAAATAATAAAGATTTTGGTTGTGAACTTGATCCTAACAACAATTTAAAACTTGTAAATGATAAGGATAAAGGGCAAAAGGCTTATTATAAAGGTAAGCCTATGAAATATATGGATTATATGCAGGAAGTTTCTGATAGGATTATAAGAAATAAGCAAGGCAAAGGTGTAGACAATATAGGAATGTTTGCAGGAATAAGTTTTGATAAAAATGGTAATATTACTAAAGGGAGAAGTTAAGCATGGAAACAAAGAGTAACGCAATTAAGAAAGATGCAAAAAAGACTACTAAAGCATCTACTAATTACAAGATAACAAAACCTAACAATAATATAATCTTTAGAGATGCTTTAACTGATGCAGAAATCAAAGCATATAAGGCAAAAGGTTGTAAAGTGGAGGGCAAATAATGGCAAGTGGAAATTATAATTTATTAGAGGTTACTCCAACTGTTAATACTGATGAATATGCTGTTGGTGATTGCTTATTTGTATCAACAGAAATTGAAGGTTTTTTTAGAGGTAATAATGATGCTGCTGAAATAAAAAGTGTAACAATTATAGATAGAAGCAGTGATGAACCTGATATGGCTATTTATTTAACAACTAATTCTACAACATTGGGTGCAATAAATGCAACTGCTGATGGTGCAGATACAGTTGTAGATGATGTTCAATGTATAATTCCTGTAGTAACTGCTGACTATTTAGGTGGTGCTAATCATACAGATAATGCAAGTATAGCCTGTTTAACTGATCCTGCTAATGATGGTATTGGCTGTATTGTTAAAGCAGAAAATAGTAGAAGTTTGTATATATGTGCAATATTGCAACAAGCAGCAGAAACTTTTGCAGTAGGTGATTTAACTTTTAAAATAGGGGTTAAATACCTTTAATGCCAGACTTTAAGGAATTAATTGAAAGAATAGCATCTAATGAAGGCTTCAGAAGTAAAGTATATAAATGTTCTGAAGGTGTAGATACTATTGGTCATGGCTTTACTTGGCTATCTGAAGAAGAATCATTACACATATTATCAGGCAGAGTATCACAACTACACTTAAAACTTCTTGATGATTTAGATTGGTATGGAGATATGCCACCTGAAGTTCAGGGTGTTATTGTAGAAATGTGTTTCCAGATGGGATTTGCAGGATTTTGCAAGTTTAAGAAAGCCATATCAAATATGCAAGATAAAAATTGGAAAGTTGCAGCAGATGAGATGTTAGATTCTTTATGGGCTAAACAAACACCTGCAAGGGCTAACAGACTTGCAGATATTGTTAGAAATCATGGCTAATGGAAGAATGGATTGGAATAGCAGAAAGATTTGGGCTGCCTGTTATGATGCTTGGTGGAGTATCTTATGCAATGGTTCAATTGTTTAAATGGATGGCTAATGATTTGATGAAACAAATCTCTGATAATCATTCAAGAATTGAAGCAATAATAATTAAGTTAATTGATAATAGCAAGCAAGAAAGGGCAGACAACAAGTTATATTTTGAGAAAGTAGTAACAATGTTAAACTCAACTTATGATATGATGGCTAAACTTTATAAAGATGCAAAGAATGGTAAATAAATGACACCACCGAATGTAGATAAGATAAAAGCAGAAAGAGCCAGAGATGTTAGAATCATGCGAGATAAGGCTGCTGTTAATATTGCTAAGTGGGCATTACCTACAATCATACTACTTTTTGGAGGTTTAGTTGGC